CGCCAAGGGGCGAGCCTCCGCCAAAGCGCAAGGCATGAACTTGAAACGTCCCCAGCCGGAAGGCGGCTCACGGCGCGACTCCTTCTGTGCAAGGATGAGTGGCATGAAAAAGAAACTGACCAGCGCAAAGACAGCCAACGATCCGAACTCACGCATCAATAAGTCTCTAAGGGCTTGGAACTGCGCGGATGGTGGCTATGTAACTGAGGCTGATGGTTGCGCTGTAAAAGGCAAGACAAAAGGGCGGTATATATGACTACACAATCCGATACAGTTAAGAATGCACTGGATATTGTTTCTTTATTTGCAACCGTGGGAGCTTTCTTAGAGATGCTTACTCCGGTATTTGGTCTTATTGGTGCAATCTGGACAGTGATGCGTATTACTGAAATGATTGCAGGTAAACCCTTCTCTGAGTTAATTCGCAGGAAAAAAGATGCCAGCCAAGAGTGAAAAACAAAAGCAGTTCATGGATGCTGCTGCACACAATCCGAAGTTTGCAAAGGCTGCGGGTGTACCGGTATCGGTTGCTAAAGAATTTAGCAGCGCGAGCAAGGGGATGAAGTTTGGCAAGGACACTAATACGTCCCGACCTGATCTTCAAAAAATTAACAAACCTAAGACACTTCATGGGAAGATGTCAATCATGAAAGAAGGCGGTGATACTATGGCTACTAAGATGGGTAAACCTGTGATGAAAAAAGGTATGAGTACGGCTAAAGACGGCATGAAGCGTCCTACGCCTATGGCTGATACATCCATGATGGGTATGAAAAAAGGCGGCGCGACTAAAGCCAAGAAGATGAACATGGGCGGCACGGGTTACGCTAAAGGCGGCGGCGTTGAGTCTAAGGGTAAAACCAAAGGCAAGATGGTTAAGATGAACATGGGTGGCAAAGCCTGCTAAGGAAACATCATGCCAATGACACCAGCAGCAGCTAAAAAATACAAGCCTAGGCGCACACCTGAGTCTCAAAACGAAGTTATCTACCCTGAGACTCGCGCAAAGATGGAAGCGGCTAAAGCCGAAGTTGCGGATCGTAAAGCCACTGCAGATAACGAAGCTGCTTATGACCTTTCTTCACGCGTAAGTATGAGTGATCTGCTTGAAAAAAAGGCTAATGGTGGCATGACAAAGATGGCCAAGGGTGGTTCAGCTTCTAGCCGTGCTGATGGTTGCTGTACCAAAGGTAAAACTCGCGGAAAGATGGTGTAACTATGGGACGCCTTAATAAACCAGCACGCGAAGGGTATACGTACCGTTCTCCCGGGCAAACAAACGCAAAAGACGTAGCGCCTAATTTGCGCGAGGATGTAGCGGCGTCACAGAGTGCCGATAATGAGCGTATTAAACGAGGCTTAGACACTTCTGGAACTAGGGCACAAAATCGATCACAAGTCCAAAATGCTGCGGGCAGAGCAATTACACGTACTGCTGGCCGCGCGGGGCTTGCTGGACTTGCCGCTGAAGCTGGCTATGCGGTTGGCAAAAAACTAGATGAAGAAACCGGCGTCGGTAAAAAAATAGTTGATAAATCTGGCCTTGGTAGCGCCGCTGAAAAAGCAGCAAACCGACGCGATAAAGTTGAGCTGTCTAGAGATGCTAAGGCTCGTTTAGATGAAGAAGAAGTTGATAACTATCGACGTGAGATTGAAGCCGAGGATAAAGCACGTAAAGCTTATTCTGGTAAAGACGAAGAATCTTACAAAGGCGATGGCATGAAGCGTGGTGGCCGTGTTAAAAAGATGGCTTCTGGTGGCATGACTTCTTCTTCAGCTTCTAAACGTGCTGACGGTATTGCTACCAAAGGTAAAACACGCGGAAAGATGTGCTAAATCATGATAGCCAGCCGTGGCATGGGAGCCATCTCCCCCAGTAAAATGCCCAAAGGCAAGCGTAAGGCTCGTCGGGATAATACTGACTTCACGCAATACGCCGAAGGCGGCAAAGTGAATGCGGCTGGTAATTACACAAAACCTAGTCTTCGCAAGAGGATTGTGTCTCAAGTAAAAGCCGCAGCAACGCAGGGTACTGGCGCAGGTCAGTGGTCAGCACGTAAAGCTCAGCTAGTTGCCAAGAAGTACAAAGCTGCAGGTGGTGGGTATCGTGACTAAGTGGTCTGACAAGCGCAAGAAAGCCGTAGACTGTGATGCCCCAAAAGGTTTCTCAGAGAAGGCGCATTGTGCTGGTAAGAAAAAAATGGCCGGTGGTGGGTTGGCTAAACCGCAACAGTCTTTAAAGGATTGGGGCGACCAAAAATGGAGAACCAAAAGTGGTAAAAAATCTTCTGACACAGGTGAAAGATACCTTCCTTCTGCTGCGATTAAAAGTCTCAGTTCAAGTGAGTATGCTGCGACAACACGTGCGAAACGTGCTGGCAAAAAAGCCGGAAAACAATTCGTAGCACAACCAAAAACAATTGCGAAGAAAACTGCAGGATTTAGATAATGGCAACCACTTCTGGCGCATCAGGTTTTAATCTCCAACTCGACGAATTGGTCGAGGAGGCGTTTGAACGCGCTGGTGGTGAGCTGCGCACTGGCTATGACTTGCGCACTGCTCGTCGTAGTTTGAACATTATGTTTGCAGATTGGGCCAATCGCGGTATCAATATGTGGACTATAGAGCAGGGTGAGATCACTCTTGTTCAGGGCCAGAATACATACGCCCTACCAGACAACACGGTTGATCTAATTGAGCACGTTATCCGTACGCAGCCTAACGCAGCTAATACACAGGCTGACTTAACAATCACACGTATTAGTGTTTCTACGTACGCTACGATCCCCAACAAGATTCAGCAAGCCAGACCAATCCAAGTCTGGATTCAACGATATAACGGCCAAAATACCCCAATTGCCGCTACGCTCACAACAACGATTACGGCTACTAGCACATCAATTGTGTTAAACGATGTAACAGGCTTACCAGCAACCGGCTTCGTTAAGATTGATGACGAGATCATCAACTATGGCTACATCACGCAGAATACAAACGCCAAGTCCGGCACGCTGTTTAATTGCTCCCGTGGTCAGCAAGAAACCATTGCTGTGGGTCATACCGCTGCCGCTGCCGTGTACTGGGCACAGGTTCCAGCTATTACAGTTTGGCCAACTCCTGATGGCTCACAGCAATACACATTTGTTTACTGGCGCTTACGCCGCACGCAAGACGCTGGTGGTGGTGTGAACGTAATGGACGTGCCGTTTAGATTTATCCCATGCTTGGCCGCTGGCCTTGCGTACTATTTGGCGTTGAAGATCGCTGGTGGTGCTGAGCGTTTGCCGGTATTGAAACAGCAGTATGACGATGCTTGGGAATTGGCTGCAACCGAAGACCGCGAGAAGGCGGCTATTCGCTTTGTACCTAGACAACAGTTTATTGGTGGTGGCACTTAATGGGCAATAGGTTTGCTTCTGGTAAGAACAGTATCGCCATGTGCGATCGCTGTGGCCAGCAATACAAATTAAAATTGCTTCGTAAAGAAATTATCAAGACAAAGAATTACGACTTGTTGGTTTGCCCCGAGTGCTGGGATCCCGATCAGCCGCAGTTGCAGTTAGGTATGTATCCAGTGGATGACCCGCAAGCCGTGCGTAATCCTCGTAACGATTCAACCTACATTGCAGCGGGCATAAACACTAATGGCAACCCGACTGGTGGTTCTCGAGATATTCAGTGGGGCTGGGCACCGGTAGGCGGAGCCAGTAATTTTGATACAGAGTTAACACCAAACTACTTGGTGGCAACGACATTTGTTGGTACAGTTACGGTAACAGTAAATTAAGGAGTCTAGTATGGACAAGAAAGATTTAGCTCAAGACAAAAAGATGATTAAGTCTGCTGTCGGTAAGCACGAGAAAAATATGCACCCCGGCAAGAAGCCTACAAAGCTTAAAGCTGGTGGCCCTACAACCGATGACCGCATGCGCTTAGGACGTAACTTGTCTCGCGCCGCAAATCAGGGGAAATAACATGGCCAAATTTAGCAAAAAGATGATGGGTAAAGAAGTTGGCGATGCCGCTACTTATGCTGCACCGCACAAAATGAATGGCAAGCCTTTGGTAATGTCGACTAACCCCGGCAAAGATTCCAGCATCAGTAGCCTTAGCACCATGAAAATGAGTGTTGGTAACTACAATAACGGCCAGAATGAAACTAAAACTTCAGGCATCAAAGTTCGCGGTACAGGTGCAGCAACTAAAGGCTTGATGGCACGAGGCCCAATGGCATGAATTACGCCGCACTCAGCGCTGCTATTCAAGCGTACACGGAGAACACGGAAGCAGATTTCGTGGCTAATATCCCTGTGTTCGTTACGCAGGCTGAGCAGCGTATTTATAACTCGGTGCAGTTCCCGTCTATTCGCAAGAACGTGACAGGTGTGACCACGGTAAATAATAAGTATTTGCAGTGCCCACTGGACTTCTTAGCTGTGTATTCAATGGCGATTATAAAAGCAGATGGTTCGTATGAGTATCTGCTAAACAAAGACGTTAACTTTATTCGCCAAGCGTACCCACAGCCAACAGATACTGATACTCCAAAGTACTACGCTCTGTTTGGCCCCGCTGTATCGGGTAGCACCATTTCAGACGAGTTGTCGTTTATTCTTGGCCCTACGCCAGATACATCATACAGCGTAGAACTGCATTACTACTTCTACCCTGAGTCCATTACGGTGGCCGCAGATGGTCAGACATGGCTAGGTGATAACTTTGACTCTGTGCTTTTGTACGGCTCTTTGGTTGAGGCTTACACCTACATGAAGGGTGAGCAAGACATGATGGCGCTCTACAACGGTAAATACCAAGAAGCGCTTGCATTGGCTAAACGTCTGGGCGATGGTATGGAGCGTCAGGATGCTTATCGTTCTGGTCAATATAGACAGGCGGTGACCTGATGGCTATTGTTCAAACCCAGACTACATCGTTTAAAGCGCAGTTGTATCAAGGTATTCATGACCTGACAACCGACGTGATTAAGATTGCTCTGTACACAGCTTCTGCTGATTTAAATGAGAATACAACTGTGTACAGTTCGACCAATGAAGTGCCCGCTACAGGTACATATTCGCTTGGTGGGGCGCAGTTAACACCCATCACGGTGTCGTCCTCTGGGTACACAGCCTACGTGGGCTTCCCAAACATTTCGTGGACAGGCGCAATTACCGCAAGATGTGCGTTGATTTACAACGTTACCCAAGGTAACAAGTCGATTGCTGTGCTGGACTTTGGGTCTGACAAAACTTCTACCACCACATTTACAATTACCATGCCGGTAAATGGCCCAACCACTTCGTTAATACGTTCTTCCAACTAGGAGCTAACATGTCTTTTGATAAAATTTCAGCCGCAGATAAATGCGAAGCATCTTGCAGCTACAACACCGCCCCTGCTGATACAGCGACCATTGAAGGCCGCTACGTTGCCGTTTGCTATGACAAAGATGGTAACGTGAAGTGGGAAGACGCTATTGAGAACTTGGTCACAACTGTGGGCAAGAACCTAACGCTGGACACCATCCTTGGTAACTCAGCCGCCGGTGCAGTGGTTATGGGTCTTAAAGGCACAGGCTCAGCCGCTATTACTGATACGCAAGCATCACACGCAGGCTGGTTGGAAGTTGGTTTGGCTAACGCTCCTACATACTCTGGTAACCGCAAAACTCCAGTCTTTAGTGCTGCGGCGTTTGTAAGCGGCACGACTTGCACAAAGTCAACTTCTTCAGCTTCCAGTTTCTCGATTACATCGACTGGCACTGTGGCGGGATGCTTTATCAACATTGGTGGTTCTGCAACGATTGACAACACCACAGGAACACTGTTCTCTGCCGGTGACTTTAGCAGCCCTAAAGCAGTTGTTTCAGGCGACACTATCGCGGTTTCGTACTCTTGCTCACTGACGTAAAATGGCTTACGCATGGGGCGACGGCGCTTGGGGTGATGCTGGCTGGGGAGGTATAACTGCCTTTACCGACAGCGTTTCCGAGTCCGTTGCCACAGATACTTCTGAAGTACCTAATCATGTAATTTCCGTTAGCGTTGCAGAGTCGATTACTTCAGTCAGCGCTTGGGGCGAAGGGGCTTGGGGGGATTTAAGTTGGGGCGGGATTGGTTCAATATCCGATTCCCAGTCAGTTGAGGCTGGTTTTGCGTTTACGGTTGCTGAGAATGTTGCAATCAGTGAGACAAACGAGGCGATTACAGGATATACGGCCAATGTAAGTGATACAACGGCTACGAGTACGGCAGAGGTGGTGGCGGCAACTTTTGCGCAGTCGGTTAGCGAGTCAGCGGCTACGGCAACGGCAGAGTTTATAGCGGCAATTTTTGCAAGGACTGTAGATGAGTCAGCGGCTACCTCGACGGATCAGATTGTTGGAACGTTCTTTAACGCGGATGTTAATGAAACTACAGTAAGCTCAACATCAGAGACAGCGGCAACGGCATACTTTGGGCTTGTTGTAAACGAGACAACGGCAACCTCGACAGTTGAGACAGGCGCAGCGACATTTGCCAAGTTCTTGGATGAGTTAATTGGGGCGGCTACGTCTACGGAATCAGCGGCTACGACTTACAGGCCAAGTGTTCTGGAGACAGCGGCTATTACCTCAAGCGAGTCGGTAAGAAAAACATGGGAAATAATTGATGACACACAGAACGCAAACTGGCAAAATATCGGAAATACCCAAACTGCTGGTTGGACGAATATTGCAACCACACCCTAGGAGCATTTAAATGGCAGCAGAAACAAGTAATCTAAGCCTAGTAACCCCAACGCAAGGCACGCTCTCGGGTACGTGGGGCAACACTGTTAATAACGGTATTACTGAATACACGGATATTGCTATTGCCGGTACATTGACACTCAATGGCGACGGGGCGGTTAATCTGGTAAATACCATTGGTAGTGCCTCCGCTACAAATATTGGCGCTACCACCGCACAGTACGCGATCCTAAAGGTTACTGGCACATTAACCACAACAAAAGTTATCACGGCTCCAAGTGGCGCAAGTTACAGCAAAACCTATGTGGTTCTTAACAACGCTACAGGTGGCTCAGTCACAATCAAAGCAAGTGGCCAAACAGGTGTCACGATTGCCGTAGGCGATAAAGCTTTGGTGGCGTTCAACGGTTCAGACTACGTGCGCGTAGGCGCATCGGCTGGCGGCTCTGATACACAGGTTCAGTTCAACAGTTCTGGTAACTTGGCGGGCTCTGCCAACCTAACCTTTAATGGCACAACGCTGGCTGCGGCTGGTTTATCTGGCCCTCTTGGTGCGGCGACCCCAAGCACAGTTGTAGCCACGCAGGTCAACGTTACCGCACAAGGCGATGTTCGCTTTGAAGATACAACAGGCGGTCAGTATGTAGCGCTTCAAGCTCCCAGCACGGTTGCTACTAATGTAACGTTTACACTACCCGGTGTAGACGGCGCAGCTGGTCAGGCCATTGTTACAGATGGTTCTGGTAATCTTTCTTTTGGTAGTGCTGGCGTTTCTCAAGCTAGAGTTACCGCAATCGCAATGGTCTTCGGATTCTAAGGAGTTAAACATGGCAAATCCAAATCTTTTCGCCGCGACCACAGCGTCAGGCACAACAACGTATCTCACACCCAGCGCTACAACTGCGGTAATCTTGGTGGCTAACACCTCTACAAGCGGTCAGGTCTTTAAGATCAACCAGATCGTTGCGGCCAACGTAAACGGTTCTGCGGCTGTGGATACTACGGTTTCTATCTATGTCGGGTCATCTGTTACCACGCAAGGCTCTGCCCCCGCAAGCGGTACAGCCTACCCAATTGCTTCTACGGTGTCTGTTCCTCCTGATGCTTCATTGATTGTTGTAGATAAAACAACAGCTATTTATTTGATGGAAAATCAGTTAATTTCCGTGACATCAGGTACAGCCAGCGGCATCACTTACACAATCAGCTACGAAGTCATTTCTTGATCGGAGGCAATCATGTCTCTTAGTAAAGTTGGCGGGATTCTCTCAGCCGGTTTAAACGGCATTAACTACCCTGTCACAGCGGTGGAATACTTATGTGTGGCTGGCGGTGGTGGCGGTGGCACTAGGGGTGGCGGTGGGGGCGGTGCTGGTGGTTTATTAACTGCTGCAGGCCTTGCGGTAGTAGTCGGCACTTCTTACACTGTGACTATTGGTGCTGGTGGAGCAGGCGCAATTAACTCAACAGTAAAAGGAACAAACGGTGCAAATTCTGTTTTTTCTTCTATTACTTCCACTGGTGGTGGCGGTGGCGGTTCAAACAACAATAGTATAGTAACAAACGTTGGCGCATCTGGCGGCTCTGGCGGTGGCGGTGCTCCAACTTCATTCACTGTTGAGGGAAGTTTTGGCGGGGCAGGTACAGTAGGACAGGGTAACGCAGGTGGCAACGCAATTGGCGTTAGTCCATATAGCGCAGGTGCGGGTGGAGGCGGTGCAGGTTCGGCAGGCGTAAACGCAGTATCAGGAATTCAAAACGGTACAAGCGGTGGCACAGGATTTGTTTCGTCTATTAGTGGCGCACAAATTTTTTACGCTGGTGGTGGTGGCGGAGCGCCGTATGCTTCAACCAATTTACCGGGTATTGGTGGGGCTGGTGGTGGCGGTAATGCGTTTGCCGGTGACGGTACTGGCGGTTCTGGTTTTGCCAACACTGGTGGTGGCGGTGGGTCATCAGGCGGCGATCTTGGTGTGGGCGGCGCTGGCGGCTCTGGCATCGTAATCATTCGCTACCCATCTTACTTAGCCCCTGCTACATCAACCACAGGTTCTCCTGAAATGGTTGTATCTGGCGCATGGCGCGTGTACACATTTGTTGCATCTGGAACAATTACATTCTGAGGATATATGGCACAAGGTCTTTTTACACTCAGACAAGTTAACCAAGCCATTCGTCAAGGCGCATGGTCAGCATTTAATCCACCTCAATTTGTAGAGTACCTTTGCGTTGCTGGTGGTGGTGGTGGTGCAGGAGATTCTGGAAATGTTACGGCGGGTGCTGGTGGAGGAGCAGGGGGACTGCTAACTGGCATGATTCCTGTTACAGCCGGTTCTTCTTACACAGTAACAGTTGGTGCTGGCGGTGCAGGCGGAGCGGCTGGACAAAATAACGGTGTGCAAGGCGTTAGTTCTGTATTTGGCCCTATCACGGCTACAGGTGGTGGCTTTGGTGCTTATTCAGGCGCGGGTGGAGCCGCTGGTGTAGTTGGTGGTTCTGGCGGTTCTGGTGGTGGATCAGGAAACACATCTACAAGTTCAGGTATATCAGGTCAAGGTAATGGCGGCGGTGCATCATTAACAACCTCTAATTACGGAACCACAATGGGCGGTGGTGGCGGTGCAGGCACTGTTGGTTTAAACGGTATTAGTGGATCGGCTACTGGTGGTAACGGAGGCGCAGGGATTGCAAGTGCAATTTCAGGAGCTGTTACTGTTTATGCTGGTGGTGGCGGTGGTGCTGGCGATAGTGTAAAAGGAATAGGTGGCGTAGGTGGCGGCGGTAATGGCGGCACTGGCGGTAGTCAAGCAGGCACTGCAGGTACTACAAACACAGGCGGTGGGGGCGGTGGATCAAGCGGTAATGGTGCTTCAAGTTTTGCTGGCGGCGCAGGCGGTTCAGGCATCGTAGTAGTCAGATACCCCGGCTCTGTGCAGTTTTACACTGGTGGGACTGTGCTTGCTTATGGTGGTTATATCATTCACAAATTTATTGCATCTGGAACTCTGGCTCCAACAACTCCAACAGTTTTAACAGGTGGTTTTGTAATATTTACTCAGTCTGGTATTTGGACTGCACCCGCTGGTGTGACATCGGTTGAATACTTAGTTGTTGCTGGTGGTGGTGGTTCTGGTGGTGATCGCGGAGGTGGTGGCGGCGCAGGCGGTTTTAGAACAGCGTCTGGATTTTCTGTTTCTTCTGGCACTTCTTACACTGTAACTGTAGGTGCTGGGGGCGCACCCGGCACAAGTTCAAACATAAGAGGGTTCAATGGGTCTGATTCTGTATTTTCTAGCATTACATCATTAGGAGGCGGTGGCGGTGGTGCGGGTTCTGGCGGCGCTTATACTGGTTTAAGTGGCGGTTCTGGTGGTGGCGGTGCGGGTTCATTTCCCAGTGGCCCGGCCTTTGGTGGTACGGGGACTGTTGGACAAGGAAATAATGGTGGTGATGGTACTGTTGGTTCTCCCTATTTTGGCGGCGGCGGCGGTGGAGCTAGTGCAGTTGGGGCTAATGCCAGTGGCGGTGCTGGTGGTAATGGCGGTGCTGGTACGGCATCATCTATTACAGGTGCTTCTATAACTTATGCGGGCGGTGGCGGTGGTGGCGTAGAAGGCACTTCAAATACAGGTGGTACAGGCGGTGTAGGCGGAGGAGGTAATGGAAATATCAATTCTGGTTTTGGAACTGCCGGTAGAGAAAACACAGGTGGAGGCGCAGGTGGAAATGGTAATTCAAACGCAGTAGGAAATTCCGGCGGCTCTGGTATTGTGATTATTAAATGGAGTTGAAATGAGTCAAACTTTATTAGGTGGATTCCTTTCCGCAACCTTTAATCCACTGTCTGGTACAACTACCGAAGTTGAATATCTGGTAGTCGCTGGTGGTGGCGGCGCAGGCGGTGGCGGAGGTGGAGCAGGTGGTCTTTTGACTGCGGCTGGCTTTGCTGTTGCGTCTGGTTCTGCTTTAACCGTGACTGTAGGGGCTGGGGGCGCAGGCGGTGTTTTGGTTGGTAATGGCGTTCAAATTGGCACAAGCGGTACTAACTCTGTCTTTAGTTCAATTACATCTACGGGTGGAGGCGGAGGCGGTGCGGCGGGTGGGAGCGCCTTGTCTGGGGGTTCTGGCGGCGGTGCTGGACACGATAACACAACTGGATTTGGTTCTGGCACAGCAGGTCAAGGTAATAACGGCGGTGTCTCCCAAGCAACTTTTTTTGGTGCGGGTGCTGGCGGCGGCGGTGCTGGTTCCGCTGGTGGAAATGCATTTGCTATTTCCGCTGGTTCTTTAGCGGCAGGCGGTCAAGGCGGCACTGGACTTTGCTCAACTATTACAGGTGCAAGAGTTTTTTATGCTGGTGGTGGCGGTGGCGGTGCTTCTACTGATTCAACCGCTATAACAACGGGCGGTCTTGGCGGTGCTGGCGGTGGAGGACAAGGTGCATTAAATTTAAATGGGGCTGGTTTTCCCGCTACGGCAAATACGGGTGGTGGGGGCGGTGGTGGAGAGTATCAAGGAAGCGGCGGCACTGGCGGCTCTGGAATCGTCATCATTCGTTACCCCTCATCTTTATTACCACCCACTTCCACAACAGGAAGCCCTCAGATAAACTACTCTGATGGGTATCAGATTTATACTTTCACGTCCTCTGGGACAATCACTTTTTAAGGAGCAAAAATGGCACATTTCGCTAAAGTAGAAAACGGTGTAGTGACGCAAGTCATCGTCATCGAGCAGGACGTTTTAAACCTTGGTCACTGGGGCGACCCAGCATCTTGGATTCAGACAAGTTACAACACTTCTGGTGGAGTTCACTCACAAGGTGGTACGCCGCTGCGTAAAAACTACGCTGGCATCGGTTATACATACGATGCAGGCCGTGATGCGTTCATTCCTCCCAAGCCATTTGCGTCTTGGTTGCTGAATGAAGATACTTGTCAGTGGGGCGCACCTACGCCCATGCCTACAGACGACAAGAGATACACATGGGACGAACCCACAACCTCTTGGGTTGAAGTCGTAGTACCCGCCTAATAGGAATAATCATGGCTCAATACAGTGGAATGTGGACGCTAAGTCAAGTCAGTCAAGCGGTTAAAAACCAGACTTGGACGGGTTTACCCCCCGCTGTTGTTGAGTATTTGGTTGTTGCTGGAGGAGGTGGTGGAGGTGCGGCTGGCGGCGGTGCTGGTGGATTGCTTGCTGGATATGCAGGAATTACATCTGGCTCATCTTATACAGTCACTATTGGCGCAGGTGGCACTGGAAATGCTTCTGGTGGTAACACCGCTACAAATGGAGCCGCTTCTGTTTTTGGTTCTATTTCCGCTACAGGTGGCGGATACGGCATGAGAAATGACAGCACCGTTGGAAGCGGTGGCTCAGGCGGCGGTGGCTGGGCTGGCGGCAGTACCACACTTGTTGGCTCTGGAATATCAGGACAAGGAAACGCTGGCGGAGTTGGTTTTAGTAATGATCGCTCTGGCGGTGGTGGTGGTGCTGGAACTGTTGGACTTCAAGGTCTTAACTTGTTAAGCGGTAATGGTGGCGCTGGTATTACTAGCGCCATAAGCGGAACTTTAACTGCTTATGCTGGCGGAGGCGGAGGTGGTTACGCAACAACATTGGGTGTTGGCGGTGTAGGTGGCGGTGGAAATGGAACAAACGCACCTACTCAAGGTGGCGCTGGAACCGCAAACACAGGTGGTGGTGGTGGTGGTGGTCAAAATTGGTTTGGTGGGAATGGCGGTTCAGGCGTTGTCATTGTTCGCTACCCCGGCTCAATTCAATATTTCACTGGTGGCACAGTCAGTATGGCTGACAACTGTGTCATTCACACTTTTACATCTTCAGGCACACTGGCTCCTACTACACCTTCTGTAACTGCTTATTCTGCGTCTTACTTGGTTATCGGTGGCGGCGCTGGTGCAGGCTCACAAGCTGGTGGCGGAGGTGGCGGTGCTGGTGGATTACTAACAGGATCATCTGCCCTTGTGTCTGGTGTTGTTTACCCAATCACGGTAGGCGGCGCTGGTGTTGGTGGTGCGGCAGGAGGAGGTGCTGGACTTCAAGGAGGCACTTCTTCTTTTAACGGCATATTGGCATACGGTGGCGGTAGAGGTTCCACGGACAATACGCTTTCACAAGCAGGCGCTACTCAGGGTGGCTCTGGCGGTGGCGGTAACTACAACTTCACAACTGGCGGTTTGGGAATAACTGGTCAAGGTAATGCTGGCGGGACTGGCTTTTCAAACTACGCTGGCGGTGGAGGCGGTGGAGCAGGAGCCGTAGGTAGTAATGCAACATCAGGAACTGTTGCTGGTAATGGTGGTAATGGTTTAGCTAATTCAATTACTGGATCGTCTGTGACTTACGCTGGCGGTGGCGGTGGTGGTACAAACGGCACGACCGCAGGTACTGGAGGTACTGGAGGCGGTGGAAACGGCACACTAACTTCTACGGGCGGTAATGCAACATTCTATGGTGGCGGTGGCGGTGGCGGGGGTGCTTCTGCAACTGGCGGTAACGGTTATGCAGGCGTAGTAATCTTGTCCATTGCAACTGCAAGTTACACAGGTACAACTACGGGTTCACCTGCGGTAACAACATCTGGGTCAAATACTATTTTGACATTTACGGCAAGCGGTAGTTACACCGCCTGATGTTGTATGGTAATTATTAAGTGGAGCTAACCATGTGGGACTGGGCTGAAGCATTGATTGCCGCAGTCCTTCTTGTGGCCTTTGTTATTTTTGGCACGTACATAATTGCATGGAGTATGGTGTAATGTTTGACATCCTATCTGGTGGTTTACTTGGCTCTATCTTTGGTGGGCTGTTCCGCCTTGCGCCTGAAGTCCTAAAGTTTTTTGACAGGAAGAATGAGCGCCAGCACGAACTCAATATGTTTGCCCGTCAGTGTGAGTTAGAAACTCTGCGTGGTCAGCAGAAGTTAGCCGAGATTGGCGCACAGCGGGAAGCCGCTATTGACGTAGGTGTTATGGATGCGTTTAACAACGCCATCGTTCAGCAAGCTGAGATGGTCAAAGCCGCAGGCGGTTGGGTTGCTAGTTTGTCAGCTTCTGTGCGTCCAGTCGTAACTTACTGGGTGTTGTTTGTCTGGTCATTTATCCACGTATGGTTTGCATGGAACGCATGGCTTGCCGGTGCGCCAGCCGTAGAAGTGTTCAAAACCATGATGACTCCTGACTTCTCAGCCTTGTTGTCTGGAACAATTAACTATTGGTTCCTTGACCGTACTCTGAAGCAGCGCGGGCTATGAATTTGGAGCTTGCTGCTGAACTGTGCCGCCGGTTTGAGGGGTATCGGGCCAAGCCCTACCTTTGTCCGGCTAATGTGGCAACGATTGGCTATGGCTCTACCTACTACGCAGACAAACGCAAGGTAACTTTGGAAGACCCGCCGATGGATGAACCCACGGCAAGGGCGCTTTTGATGATTGAGTTAGAACATACGTACCTGCCCGGTGTTCTGCGTAACTGCCCCGGTTTGATTACAGACGTACGTAAGTGCAACGCCATCGTGGATTTTGCCTACAATTTGGGCACGGGACGCTTGCAAACATCTACGTTAAAGAGGAAAATCAACGCCAATGATTGGGAAGGCGCAAAAGAACAACTAATGCTCTGGACTAAAGGCGGCGGCAAGGTGTTGCCGGGCTTGCTTAAACGGCGCACTGCTGAGTGCGCACTGCTGGACTAAAAATGCCATTACAAAAGATTCTGTTTAAGCCGGGGGTGAATAAAGAAAACACCCGCTACACCACGGAAGGCGGTTGGTACGAGGCCGACAAGGTACGCTTTCGTCAGGGTAATCCCGAAGTAATTGGTGGCTGGGAGCCACTGTCTGCTGCTTCGTTCTTAGGCGTATGCCGTTCATTGTGGAATTGGGTAACGCTTGCTGGTGACAATCTGATTGGTGTTGGCACAAACCTTAAGTTTTATATTGAACTGGGCGGGCTGTACAACGACATCACGCCCATCCGTGCAACGTCAACAATCAACAACAATCCGTTTGCATTAACAGCTTCTACTACAGTAACAGTAACAGACACAAACCACGGCTGCGTTACTGGGGATTTTGTAACCTTTAGCGGTGCTGTAGCTATTGGCGGTGGTGGTACAAACGTTACGGCTACGGTGCTTAATCAACAGTTTCAAGTTACAGTTCTAACAGCTAACACTTACACAATTGTAATCTCTGTAACACCCAATGCTACTGCTATTGCAGGTTCTCCCGGCGGCGGCTCAGCTGTTGTAGCCGCATATCAAGTCAATGTTGGCCCTTCAATTGTTGTTCCACTAACCGGCTGGGGCGCTGGTACTTGGGGTGAGACAGGTACAACATGGGGTAACGGCGGCACATCTACCTCTGCCCTGCGCTTATGGAACGAGATTAACTACGGCGAAGATTTAGTTTTCGGCCCACGCGGTGGCGGTATCTACTATTGGGAAGCATCAAGCGGAGTTTCCACCCGTGGTGTACTGCTAAACTCTTTAGGCGGCACCGTATCGTTTACCAGCGCTTCGCCGACTGTGGTGACCTCCACCATACTTTATACCGAGGGCGCTGCGCTTCAGTTTGCGGCCACTACATCTTTACCTACAGGCATCAGTGCGGCAACTACGTATTACGCATTTAACGTCAATGGTTTAACATTTAATTTGCTTGACCAAGCTGGTAACATAGTTAATACTTCCTCCACGGGCACGGGGGTGTATGTGTCTCTGATTGTTGACTGCCCTACCGTTCAAAACAACATGACGGTGTCGGATGCTTCTCGCTTCCTACTTGCTTTTGGATGTAACGACTACAACTCAAGCGTGCTTGACCCCATGTTGATCCGATGGTCGGCGCAGGATGACATTTATAACTGGACGCCTGACCCCACTAATCAGGCAGGGTTTACCCGACTATCCCACGGCTCTGAGATCATTACAACGGTTCAGACTCGTCAAGAGATAATTGTATTTACCGACGTTAGTATCTACTCGCTCCAGTACCTTGGCCCCCCATTCGTTTGGGCATCGCAGTTGCTTGGTGACAACATCTCTATCATGAGCCCTAACTCGGCTGTGATTGCTTCGGGTGTTGTGTATTGGATGGGCGTAGACAAGTTCTACCAATACGATGGCCGTGTGCAAACGCTTAACTGTGACCTGCGCCGCTACATATTTGGTGATATTAACCAAGAGCAATCCCTGCAAGTATTCTCGGGCACAAACGAGGGCTTCAATGAGGTCTGGTGGTTCTACTGCTCGGCTAACAGCACGAACATTGACAGGTACGTTATCTATAACTACCTTGAAAAAATCTGGTACTACGGCACGATGGCACGAACAGCGTGGCTGGATTCTGGCTTGCAGCCATACCCAATTGCAGCCAACTACTTCCCCAATACGCTTACAGGTAACCTGATTAACCACGAGACGGGTCTAAATGACAATACGACCGGCACCCCTATTGCGATTGATGCTTACATTAGCTCGTCTGAGTTTGATATTGGTGACGGCCATAACTTTGGTTTTGTGTGGCGTGTCCTTCCTGACTTAACCTTTGAAAACGCCACAAGCACCCCCGCTGGCGCATTACCTTCAGTGGCTATGACTTTGTACGGTTTGTCTAACTCAGGCTCTGGCGTTACAAGTACAGCTTCACAACCTGTGGCTAAAAGTAATACATACGTTATCACAGAGCAGTTTACAGGGCAGATATTTACACGCATGCGCGGTCGCCAGATGATTTTTAAGATTAGCTCAAATCAAATTAACACTTGCTGGCAGTTGGGCGCACCACGTATTGATATTAGACCGGACGGACGACGCTAATGGCTGAACTAAACGCAGTCCCACCAAGCCTGCCGCTGGCTCCAGAGCAGTATGAAAGCCGCTATTTTAGTCAGCTAAACAACGTCTTGCGCCTGTACTTTAATCAGTTAAACAACCCCGGCGACATGGGCGGCGCGTCGCTGAATTTAAACATTGAAACACTACCAACAAGCGCTGACTTTGACGCTCTTAGATCAGGCGATGTGTACCGCGACATTTCGGGCGGAACTGCAACAAGTTACCCCCTAAGAATTAAAGCATGATATTATCAAACAACCCCCATTTTGAGAGGCAACTATGAGCCTTGCTGTACTAGCCGACCACATGGCATCCAAGGGTCGCGGCCCTGACTCGATGCTTATCCACATGTCCCCACGTGAAGTGCAGGGACTACAAGCTTTGGCTGAACATCATGGCGGCACGCTTACGATTAATCCTGAGACGGGACTACCCGAAGCTAACTTTTTAGAGAAGTTATTGCCAAGTATTATTGGCGCAGGTATTAGCTATATCTCTGGCGGTACGATCGATCCAGCAACCGCTGCCATGATAGTAGGTGGTGTTGAAACTGCGCGTACAGGCGATCTCGGTAAGGGTATTAGTGCGGGTCTTGGTGCCTATGGTGGCGCAAATCTGACTGCCGGTCTCACAGAAGCGGGGGCTTCTACTATTGGTGCTGCAGAAGCAGCAAGGGGTTTAACAATGACCCCCGAATTATTGGCTGAATTAGATATTGCTGGGGCAGGAGCAAAAGACGCTTTACTACAACAGCAGGTTGCAGACCGGATGGCTGCGGCTACGCCCTTTGAGAAACTATCGTATGGGGCGGATGCGTTTAAAAATAACCCAATGGGTATGGCTAAGTCTTTAGCAACCCCCTTAATGATGGCCGCTGGCCCAGCTATTCTTGCTGGCGCAAATGTTAAATCTAACATGCCTCAGACTGTCACTAAACCCGGCATGATTACGCCTTACTCTTATTTTGGCGGTCAGTACGTTGCTGGAGCCCCATATCAAGCATCGCCGACTAGAGCAGCGGGTGGTGGCCTTATGGGTATGAACGACGGTGGCTACAACCCCGGCCAATTAGATTTTACGCAGAAGAGTGAGCCTGTTGTGCGTATGGCTGAAGGTGGTATCGCTGGTTATGCTGGTGGTGGCCCGTTGGTAAATGACCAAATAATTTTTGATTATTTCAAAGGGCTTGACCAAAGCAAATTAAAATCTGGGGCACTTGACGCACAGATTGCCGCTGACATGCAAAAGTATGATGTGTCTGCTGCCGACATAGGACGGGCTACAGGAACGCAAGCTAACCAAGGTGACTTTGAAAAACGTTTTGTAAATGCAGTTGTAACGCCTAACATAACCGCAGACCAATTTAACGCATATACTGCGGACGTTGGTTTAACGGGTCAAAATCTAGCAACCGCTCTTCAAAATTCTGGATTATCTCAATCCGCACAATACGCGCTTACGCATAGATTAGATGATACGGCAGGTATAACAACAGCCCCTAAAGCAGCACAAGACTTTTACAATACATTTGGGTATCAAGCAGGCGACTTAAAAGGAGACGTGGGCGGCTTGGCAGGGATGTATACCAACATTAACCAAGTTGCAGGCAGTCTACAAGACCAAATCAATGCAGGAAAAATAACTGTAGCGCAGGCACAAAACATGTCACTTGCTGAGATGGATCGTCTTGGAATCAATCAAAGAGATATTAAAAACGCAACGGGCGTTGACTTTGCTAACCTGTTTAAACCTAAAGCGGTAGTAGAAAATGACGTAGTGTGCGGCCCCGGGTACAAGAAAAGTATAGATGGCAAAACTTGTGTGCCTATAGGTGTAACTGAAACATTTCCTACTTGCCCAACTGGATACCACTACGATCCAACAGTAAGACAGTGTGTTCCAAACATCGGCGCAACACAGACTACTACGACTAACGTAACTACGCCAACTGATATTTCTACAGCAGCCAGTACAGCGCTTCCTGTTGGCGTAAGTGGTGCAGGTATAACCACAATCAATCCTAACGGCACGATTACAACCCGCCCTGACATTCCCGGTATCCCAGAGGGTGGCTTCACTGGTATGGCCAACTTACGTGATGTGTATGAAAAAGGTGGCGGTAGCTTAGGTGTTAACAAAGCCATTTTTGTACCTAAGACGTATAAAGAACTTGAAGACCGTTTCAAACTTACGGGCGGTTCTAAGCAAGCTATGGATTACCTTACAGGTAAAACAAAATACAGCCCCGTACCTTATACAGAAGACGGTCAGATTGCCAAGTCTTACGCCGAGTCGGTTATGAAAATGCCGGTTGCTTCATCTAGCAAAATGTATATCTTTAAAAACGGCAAGTACGAAGTTAACCCTGAGTACGCTATTCCAACGTACGACAAAGATGGTAAAAAGTCTTCAAACTTAACAGTTGCCGACGTTAAAACGTTCATGGATAATAAGCCGTCTACAGATGCGTTCTACACTTGGGCAACTACAAACAACTTGTCGCCTGAACAAATTGCTCTAGCATCTGGTAGACCAATTAACGAGATCAGTAAGCTGTTTACGGGCGCTAAAGACTTGGTCGGTGAAGACGGTAAGATTGACCAGACTAAAGTAGACGAGAAAACGGAAGCAGACTTTAAAACAAACTTTGACTATGCTGCGTACTTAAAAGCCAACCCAGACGTACAAGCTGAATTAGATGCTGGCAAAGCTAATTTTGGTACTAAGGATGACCTTGCTGCCGCCGCTTATGAACATTATCAACGTTATGGTAAAGCTCAAAAACGCCCACTTAAAGCTGCGGGTGGTTTATTGGCTAGAGGCGGCTTAGCTGCTTTAACTATGGCTCGCGGAGGTATGTCTCAGCAGTTTGACCTTGGCGATTACTCAGATGGTGGTCGCTTGCTTCGCGGCCCCGGCGATGGTGTGTCTGACTCCATCCCTGCAACGATTGGCAATAAGCGCCCCGCTAGACTCGCCGACGGTGAATTTGTAGTACCTGCACGTATTGTGTCTGAGTTGGGTAACGGCTCAACCGAAGCCGGTGCACGTAAACTATATGCAATGATGGATCGTGTACAAAGAGCTCGCCGAGGCACAGTCGGCAAAGGTCGAGTGGCTAAGAACAGCCGTTCTGATAAACATCTTCCCGCATAAGGAGCCAATAAATGGCTGATACTCCAACACAAGTAACGCAACAGCAAATAGGCTTTGCACCCCAAGTTGCACCGTACGCAGAAAGACTGTTAGGCCGAGCAGAGTCTTTGTTTGACGAACCGTACATGCAGTACCAGCCCGAGCGGGTTGCACAGTTCACTCCGTTACAACAGTTGTCGTATGAAAATGCGGCGGTGATGACACCTCAAGGTCAGTTGCAAGATGCGACTGCTATGGCTGGCTCGGCTGGTTTGGGCGCACTTAATACTAGCTACACATACAACCCGTACCAAACTAAATCGTTTACCAGCCCTCAGATGGCTGAGAGCTACATGTCTCCGTACATGAACAATGTGGTGGCACGTCAACAACAAGACGCCGTACGCCAAGCAGCTATCGCCCAACAAGCGCAAGGTGCCCAAGCTGCCCGTTCAGGTGCATTTGGTGGTAGTGGTGATTATTTAATGCGTGCTCAAGCCGCAGGTAACTTAGCTCGTCAACAAGGCGATATCATGGCCCAAGGTCAGCAAGCCGCTTACCAACAAGGCATGGGACAGTTTAATGCCGAGCAAGCCGCGACTGCAAACGCTGCTCAACTAAATGCACAACAAGGTCAGTTTGGTGCGGGTCTTGGCCTTCAAGGTTTACAGACAGCACTGACTGGCGCAAACACGCTTGGTAATTTAGGTAACACCCAATATCAGCAAGGTATGGGTATTAATGCACTGCAGAATCAGTATGGCTTGCAACAACAAGCGCAGGTGCAAAAAGACCTTGATACCAAGTATCAGGATTACTTAAACTTCCAGAACTACCCATACAAGCAAATAGGCTTTATGTCGGATATTCTCCGTGGCGCACCACTAACTCAGACTGGCTCGGCTTTGTATCAAGCTCCCCCTTCTACAGCGCAAAACATTACTGCTTTAGGTCTTGGTGCGGCTGGTATTAGCAAGCTTGCTGGTATGGCTAACGGCGGTGTGGCTATGTCTAATGGCGGCGGTCTCGGCGCACTTGCTTTGAACAACTTGGTCTAAGGAAATATCATGGCAATTGATATGGCATCTGTCTATGCCGCAAAGTACAGAAAAACTCCTGATGTGCTACGTGCCGCAGTAATGGGCCAAAGTCCTGACAGAAGTTTAGATTCTTATACAGCGCTTAACGCACTGAAGTTAGTCAAAGAAGCCGACATGATGGCCATGGCAGGTCAGGCACAACAGCCAACTTCATCTCCTTCTATTGTTGCTCAAAATTTAGCCCCTAATCCTATGCAGCAAGGTTTAGGTGCAATGGTGCCCGGCGCAATGGGTGGTCAGGGTATGCCGCCACAAGGTATGCCCCCGCAACAACGTGCTCCGATGCCACAACCTACTATGCAAGCCGCTTCCGGTGGTTTGGCTGGTATGTACACACCCGAAGAAGACTACGCCGAAGGCGGTATTGTTGCGTTTCAATCGGGTGGTTTGAATAGCGGTGAGGGAATGGTAGCCAATGCAACTACAGACGATCCTTTATCTAGGTTGTTAGCCGAAGCCGGAGTCACTCAGCCTACCGCAGACGATACGACAACTGAAGGCAATCCGGCTATGCGGGATGAAGCGTTCCAAAACTATTTAGAGTCCCGTAGAGAAATTCAAGGACTCAAAGACGACGACTTTACGTTGGATGAAGCTAAAAAGATTCGTCAAGATTTTTTTGATTTTTCCCAGAAAAACGCCGGGCCAGATATTTATGCGCCAGCTAATAAACGACTTAAAGAGCGTGAAGAAGCACGGAGTAAGAGCAAGAGCCAAGGAGAAGGTTTGGCTTTGTTAGCCGCCGCTGGCGCTGTTCTTGAGGGTAATACTTTAGCCCGAGGTGCAGCAAAAGCATTCCCTGCGTTTGCAAAAGAGATGGGTGAAGTGCAACGTGCCGACATAAATGAACAGCGCTCTATTGAGCAAATGCAGTTTGCTTTGGCCGACGCGCAACGTAAAGAGCGCATGGGTGATATTCGTGGTGCGCAAGCTGCTATAGAAACCGCACGCAAAGCTAAGTCTGATGCCAACAGATTTAAACTTAATAAAGCCGTTGCTCTGGGTACTTTAGACTCTAAAGCACTGCAATCTTTGCGCCCCGCTGGTAAAGGCGCTGGTACGGGTACAGATAAAGAACAGCCATTAGATCGTACTACGGGTGCTATGCAGGACAGGCTCATTGAGATGAAGGCTAAGGATCCTAACGACCCACAAATTCCAATTCTGGAAGCCAAGATCAAAGGTCGTAAAGAAATTCTTGGTCTGGGCAAAGAAGGGCCAACTGCGGGTACTAGAGCAGCAGATATAATTAAATCTAAAGAAAATACTGCCGCGCAAACCGCTCTTGCTGACTTTAAACAGTACAAAAAAACTGCTTGGAAAAAATACGTTGAGGCTAATGGTGGGGATGAAAAAGCCGCTGAAGCAGCGTATAAGAGTGGTTGGATGACAAAGAACCCTAACGCTGGTGCTGATGACTTTGACCCCAATAAGGCGGTAGACTACATCCCAGCCGCTGCCCCCGCTGCAACCTCTTCCGCTAAACCCGGGACTGTATTAAACTACGATGCAAACGGTAAGCGAATCAATTAAAGGGGTTTTATGGCAATCGAGGCAAAACTCGCGGATGGAAGAGTTCTAAGGTTTCCCGACGGCACAAACCCAGACGTTATTGATTCTACCGTCCAAAACTTACTTGCAGAAAGTAAGCAGCCTCCTGCGCCAAAGCCTGCCCCGTCTACTCCCATAGTAGAAAAAGTATCCGAGCCGCCTAAACGCGCCCCGTATAAAAATCGAATTGAAATGCTTGACGATGCCGTCAACCTTCTTGAAGAGGGCGCTGACCAAGCAAAATTAAAACAGTCTCTCCAAAGCATGGGTGTTAATTTTGAGGACGTAATTAAGCACGGGCAGCAACGGGGTAGTGACTACTTTAAACAGCAAGCGCCAATGGCTGTACCTGCGCCGCCTCGCGCTAGGGCTGAACCCACTGGTACGGTTAAAGCCACACCTGAAACTAAATTTACTGAATCCCCCGTAAAGTATGCCGCAGAAGCAACGGGCAACATGTTTAAGCGCGTAGATGCAAGTTTAGGCGATATTGCTACAAGCTACCTATTTCAGACTGGTGTAGCCGACGCCGATGCTGCAGGGCGTTTATTGGCACGCAATGCAAAACAAAGAGCAGCCGCTGCCCCATCTCAAGATATCCGTGCGGGTATGGAAGCAATCGGCAACTCCAAAACCTACGGCGAAGCTATCTCCGCTCTGGCTTCTAACCCACGTGCAACGTTTACCATGTTGGTGGAGTCCGTGGCGGTATCTTTGCCCGGTATGGTTCCTGCTTTAGTGCTCGGCCCCGCTGGAGTTGTAACTAGGTCTGTTGTTGGCGGCTCTACATCAGGTGCTACTGAGTATGGTTCGGTTATGGCTGACGTTTTGCAAGACAAAGGCGTCAATATGTTGGATGCAAACGCAATATCTAAAGCGTTGTCCAACCCAAAAATTATTGCAGAGATGCGCGATAAAGCCGCTAAACGCGGTTTGATTATTGGTGTAATTGACGGCTTGTCTCTGGGCGTAGCTGGTAAATTCCTAAAACCTGCGCAGGCTCTTATTGCTGAAGGTAAACTTGCTGGTACTGCGGCTAAAAAAGCTACGATGGCGGCATGGGGTAAAGAGCTGGCAACCCAAACGGCTGGCGGTGCTGGCGGTGAATTTATAGCACAAAAAGCCACAGGTGATGACAAACCCGCCGATGTGTTGCTTGAAGCTTTGGCCGGGGTCGTTACTGCTCCACTAGAAGCGCGTTCTAATTTACGTAACGCTAGGATGGCTGAGCAAGAAGCCGCAATCAACGCTGAACTTGCTGCGCAAAAAGAACCTGTAAATATGGACTTAGGTGAACTTGGGGAAGTGCGTCCAAGCGATGACTTAAAAGAGACACCTCCACCACCTCCACCCATACCAAAGACAACACCCGATGCAGTTCGTGAAGCTCGTGTTCAACAAGAATACGAACGATTGGTTGCATTAGGCACGCCTCCTGATACTGCTAAAAATATGGCAGCACGTAGAGTTGCCGATGCCATAAAAGCCGAAAATAAAACTGCGGCTATTAAGATACCCGAAAGTCGTGAAGAGCAGATTACACAAGAACTGATTGCGGCTGGGGTTCCACCACAACAGGCAAAGCTTGACGCACAACAACTAGCCCAAGAGGAGGCACAAGCAGATGAGCTTGCGAAGGACGAAACAGGAGGAACAACAAATATTGTTGAACCTATCAGTACACCAAGTGGAGAGAGCGTTAGCGTGGTTGGACAGTCCAGTGCAGAGCCCCCCGCCGCAGGAGTTGGAGTCGCTGAGCCAAGTGGAGTGGTACCTACTGGACAGGATGTTGCAGGAGTTACTGCTGGAGAAACAGTCGAGCCGTTTGCATTAAAAGGACAAAGTAAGGACGTATCCGACCTATTAACTTTCCTTGAAAAAAGGGACGTGCTTCTTAAACAACTTGAAGAAGTTAATAACGAAACAAATGCTGCCGTAGACCAATTAACTGAGTTGGGTAGTGGCCGTGCGGCAAGTGTTTTGGGCGATGACGGCAAGCCGTTGGTTTTAGATGAGAAAGGCCAATTTGATGCTGATAAACGTGATGCTGCAAAGGCAGCTACAGAAGCTAGGCTTCAAGAGGGCAGGGATAAATTTAATGCTATCGCCAAACAAATCGACGAACTTGACGCCGCTAGAGAAGCGTCAAAAGGAACACCTACAGAAACAAAGCCATCGCCATTTACCCTAACTCGTGGAGCAGTTACACCTGAAGCAGTACGTACGTTATCGGATGAGCAGCTTGACACAGAACTTACTAATACTAGTCTTAGCGATGCTGAATACGACCTTGTAAAAACAGAAATAACCCAACGCCAAGAAAAAGCAGCGCCAAAAGCTACACCAGAAAAAGCTACCACCCTGTACCACGGTACAAACACGCAGTACGACACTCTTGACCCAGAGAAAAGCGGGGGCATGATATTTTTTGGTGAAGACTTATCTACTGCGCAACGTTATGCGCAAAATGGCGGTGGTGGGCGTGCAAGGCTTGATAACACGCAAAAGTACATAGTCACTGATAGAGGCGTTGTCTATGAGCTTGACGGCGAAACATGGAAAGCGGTCGGCGTTGCTCCTGAAGAGGGGTTAATTAACCAAGACACAATCCAACCTCTTGATAAAGCATACCCAAGTCTGAGTCAAGCCGAAGCGGAAGAGATGACTAACCCAGACAGCGGTACGGCTGGGGTTGTGCCTAAGACTTCGCGCATCATCACACAAGACTTTAGTGGGTTGAAGCTACTAGACATTTCTACTCCAGAAGGACGAGATGTAATTGCGGGCTTAACACCAACCACTAGAGTTGGCAGTGACCTTGTGGATGCGGCTAAGTTTGACGCACGAGATAAAACCGACCCTGATAGCACCACTCAACTTAACAGTGGCTTTTGGGGCATCACGAAGTTTAGCTCCACATACGGCGACCAGCTTAAGAAAGACATCATCGGCCCGCTCAAAGCTTTAGGCTACGACGGCATTCGTTTTTCCGACGACCAACATTCATCAGTCGGCCTGTTTGACACTGGACTTGATAAGACTAAATCCCCCACAAAAACTAAAGGAACCACAGGTGGCATTGAAACCTCTAAAACCGTCAAAACAACGCAAGAAGGACAAGCGGCATCAGGAGCCGGAGCAGGTAAGGGTAAGCGCGGTCGGCCATCTGTTCAACAACGGCATGTAGTTACAGAAAACTCCGAAGGTGGGTTTGACCACGTTACGGATGGCGAGGTAACTGCAACATACAAAAATAAAAAGCAGGCTATTGCGGCTGTTAATTTGGCTAAAGCAAAAGACAGAGGCGATACTGCTCGTGTTGCTCAGTACCAAGCCGAACTTGATAAGGCACTTACGTCTACAGGCCGAGGCCGACCAGCTAAGGCTACGTCAGAAGATGGCACTGCTGAACTAAGCCGAGAAGACAAAGTAGAACTTGATGCTTTGGAAGCGGCGCTTGAAACGTACAACTCACCCGTAGGGAAAGACAGTGTAGCTAATTCAGCAATGTATATTAGCGAAGTTGCAAATGATCCTACTGCGCCAAAAGCCGTGCGTGAACGCGCCAAGCAAATGCTTGAGGACGATGTCGATCCAAAGGATATCCCCAAAAAGCTACGTTCTTCTGAAGCAAAGGTAGCCAAGCCCGACACAGGGTTTAGCAAGCTGACTACTGGTTCGCAAGCAATTACGCACATCGTTAAGACCGGTAATATGTTTCAGCGCTTTGTTGCTGAGCGCATCCGCAACTTTATGGTCGGCGTTAAGTTTGTAGTTGTTGAAAAGGGTGATGCAACTCCAGCTAAGATTCTTGAAGAGCTAAAAGGTGCGCGTGGTTTATTTGTTTATACCCCCGGCTCAAAAGATCGTACTGTGTACGTGCGTGGTGCTAGCTTCGGAGACCAACAAGGTATAAACGTTATAACTGTGTTGCACGAATTGCTGCACGCAGCAACGGCTAGTCGTATTGACGCAGGTCTATTAAAAGGCTTTAAGAACGCCAGCTTGCAGAAGTTTATGCGTGAGATGGAAGGCATAATGAAACGTGCCGATCAGGAATATAAAGAGCTAACGTATCTTGATATGGTTAGCGAAGACGTTCTCGATATAGTGGGTAAGACTTACAACCCTAAGACAGACAGCTACGACATATTTACGAACCCCCATGAGTTTTTAGCTTATGGCATGTCTAGCCCTGAGTTCCAAAAGTTTCTGATGCGTGTACAAGGCACTCGTAAAGAAACAAGCATATTCTCTAAATTTACCAATAGCATTCGTGACTTGTTTGGTATCAAGGCGGGTGAAGCTACTGCGTTCTCTGATTTGATCGACATTACTGACAAGATGCTTGGCACAAGGCTGACCAAAGTTGATACAAAGGGTGGCGCACTCCCACAAAAGATTAACTACACCCCTCCTGAGTTTGATGAAGACGCGGATAAGGGCGAGCAAAAAGAACTGCGCACCGCTAAAGAACTTACTAAGGCTCGCGTAAAAGCTGAGATCACATACCAACAATCTGCAGACTCTCAAAAAGTTAAGAACGCTGGGTTGTTGCAAAAGCTTAGAGACCCAGAGAAAGCCAAAATACTGTTCAAGGGTGCTTGGAAGAAAATGAGTAGAGGTCAGCGTGCAGTAGCAGTGCAACTCCCAACTTGGGACTTTTTGGCCGACTGGGTTAAAAACGATCTGCCGCAAGTTCAACAAGCATTGGATTTGCACAATGACATGAAGGGTATGACCAAGGCACTTCTTGAGGCCGCAGAAGAACGCATCCGTGTAACGCGTAATGCTTTTAAAGCCGACAAGACTTTGGAAGCAAAGCTTGAAAAGATGGTCTACGAGACAACAGACGCTCAGTACGATCCGTCGGATACAACGCAAAAAGTGCGGGATAAAGTCTTTGACAACGGTTACAAAGCACTCGGCGCAAAAGGTCAAGAGTTGTACAAGATGTGGCGTGACTACTACGTCGACATGGGTGACTTATTTATTGAGCTATTAGATGAGCAGGTGCGTGGTATCTCTGGTTTAACTGACGAAGTTAAGAGTAATCTGGCCGCTGTTATTCGCCAGACGTACGAGACCAAAGATCGGATCAAACCCTTCTTCCCATTTGTGCGTGACGAAGGCGACTTCTGGTTAGCCGTTGGTAAATCAAGCTCTCCTACTAGGGCGTTTTATATTTATGAATCCGCAACAGAACGTGACGAAGATGCCGCACGTATTGCCGGAGAGAAAAGACAATCCATTGAGGAGATGCGTGACTCAGGAGAGATGGAATTAGGCGACGACCTTGATGCTTTGCGTAACACTGCAAGGGATTCTAGTCAACTACTAACTTCTATCTTTAGAGCAATTGATGCTATTAAGCTTCCTGCTGGGGATACAGAAGGCACAACAAACGCTTACAAAGAGAACTTAAAAGACTCTGTGTATCAAGTGTTCTTAAACACAATGCCTGAGCAAAGCTTCCGCTTGATGTTCCGTCATCGTAAAGGCCGTGGTGGTTATAGAACTGACCTGATCCAAAATACAGCTAAGACAGCCGCAAAAATGTCTGTGCAGTTGGCTCGCCTCAAATATGCGCAAAAGATGCGTAACGTTACTTCTGCCGCAAGGGATAGTATCGTAGGTAGAGAATACTTACTACCGTATGTAAAAGAGTTGGAGCGGCGTGTAGCAACTGTGTTGTCACCAAGACCACAGGACGTTTGGGATGCAGTTGCCGGAGTAGCCAACAGAGTTACGTACTTATGGACACTTACTAGTGCGTCGACTGCGTTAATTCAGCCTATATCTATATATGTCTCCGCCCTGCCTATCTTGGCGGCTAACCATGGCTTCTCGCCTATTAGGACGGCTAAAGAACTTGGAAAAATGATAACGTACTTAAACCAGTACGGTGTTATTAAAGAGAATGTAGACGGCACGCACCGCTACGTTGCCCCTAGTATTGCTAACGCTAAGAACTTACCCGCAGATGAGAAGCGGGCTATTCAAGCTATGACCCGCATGAATGTGGCACAGTCTACCTACGTTGCACAAGTGTACGATTACTCTCAGACCCCTGTATCCGATTTGGAAAGTGTCAGAGGTAGGGGCAAAGAAGCTGCGTATCTTATAACTGGTGCATTGATGCACAACATGGAGCGCCTAACTCGCGAGGTGGTGTATCTAGCTTCGTATCGTTTGGGCAAACAACGTGGACTGTCCGAAGCCGACGCAATTAAACAAGCTGCTGATGACACTCGTGAGGCGCTCGGCGATTACGAAACTACAAACAAACCACGTTGGATGCAACGTGGCGTGGGGCGCGTTGCGTTTGCAATGAAGATGTACCCCGTGGTTATGATCCAGCAATTAGTTGGTAACTTCTTAAAGATGATCCCCTTCTTCAACAAAGAGGGCAAAAAAGAAGCGTTGGCTAAATTCATTGGTATTTACATGACTGCTGGGTCTATAGCAGGTTTAGCGGGCATCCCTGCTTACTCCATATTGATTCACGGTATTGTGGCTGGACTTAAAGACAAGGTGGATGAGGAAGACTTACCTGAAGAACTTAAAGACATGGATCCAGAGATGTGGCTCAGAGAAGTTTACATGCCGCAAAAGTTTGGTGAGTATTCAGTCGGTGGGGTGCCCCTTGATGAATGGATTATGGACGGCCCTATAAATGCTATTACAGGTTGGAGCATATCCTCAAGGATTGGTCTCAATGATATTTGGGCAAAAGACGGTAAGTCTACTAAGGATGTTAAAGAAGCCGCAGCAGGTTTCTTGGCTGCGTATTTTGGTGGCCCCACTTTAAGCGTAGCAACTAGTATGCTTGATGCTGTTGAACAGTACATGCTTGGGGACTATGAAAAAGGCAACGAGAAAATGATGCCTAAACCAATTAGAGACTTTTTACTTGCGCAAAAATACGACGTTGAGGGTATTAAGTCGGCAACAGGTGTGGAGCTAGTTGCGCCCGAGAACGTCAAGACGTCTGAAAAAGTTGGTCAAATAATTGGTTTTGCCCCTGCACTTACTGCTAGTGTTAAAGAAGCTGGTTTCAAAATGCTGTCTAAAGAGCAGGATATTTTGAATGAACGCAGTAAGATATTGCGCAGGTTGGATATTCAAAACCGTAAGGGTACGGACGAGGGTAATGCTAAGTTTGAGAAGATCATGGATAAAGAAGTCGAGGACTTTAACAAGCGCTACCCTGACTACACGCTAAAAATTGCAGACGTTAAAAAATCTTTGAAGACCAAAGAAGATCAACGCCAAAGATCACCAGCCGGTGTGACTACAACTAAAAAGTTCTACGGAGTTGGTGATGAAGCTATTAGCAACCTTGAGAAAAAGCTCGAGCGCAGGGAAAAAGAAATGGAAGAACGGCGCTATATTGAACTTAGAGGTCTGGCCGAAAAAAATCCCCGGTGATTAGCCGGGGATAAAAGGAGAGTAGCAACTGACTCAGGAAAATCTCAGGGTTAAGTGTAGCTCAGACTCGCCATATGCGCAAGCCCTTAATGCCTTCTTCTATAACTACTTTTGTAACAATAGTCATCTTTAGCCGTTTACTTATTGCCGTAATTGTTTCCCGGGCGGCTTTCTCGTCAATGCAGGGTACAAAGAAAGAATAACCGCGCCGGAACTTAGACCAATCAATTTGGTACGACACCGTTTCTATTTTCATCTGTAGCTACAAAGGCGTCCATCTGTAAGAACTCGGCGGCAGATGCGTCAAACTTCAGCACCCGTACTGCGGGGGATACAACCTTCATGCCCTTGGACATTCGCTTGTTCACACCCTCTAAATAAATCTTGGCGTTACCCAACTCTTTCAAGGTAGTCTTGTAATTGATTTGTTGTTTGACGCAGAAGTCTTTAAATTGTTTGGCCGCGATGAAGAGTTCCTTAGTATCTGGCTCGTAGCGTATGAGCAGCTCTCCACGGGGCTCGAGCATAGGCATAGACTGCAGGTTACTACGGGCATCGACTTCACCGTTTACAACTAAAGCATTAATAATGTGAGCGTTAACAAACTCACCAAGGATTGTTACGGGTGTTGAGTTTGGTGCTTGTATCTCAAACCGCATCTCACCAAGCATGCCCTTGAGCCAGTCGTACACCGCTTTCATGTCGTAGTTGTGCAGTTCCAACTGAGAAGCAATTAAGCCACCAGCTATGTTACACGCCGATACACCTGACCAGAAACGCTCCTTCTGATTAAACTGTACTTCCCTATCAAGCCGAGCCTGAATCTTACGCACCAAGGCTATTGCCTCTTCCAAGTTATTGACAAGCCACTGGATGTAGATTTCACCCGCATGCCCAAAGTTCTCACGCAGTTGGTGGTCAAACATCTGTTTACCTTCTTGCACCTCGATGATGCCGTTAGGTTCGATCTTGTACTCAAGCAGACGCATGGACTCGCCATCGGGCGTATTCTTTGCCACACCTAACTTCTCATAGAAGCTAGCGTTTGCCGAGCACAAAGTCATACCCTGCCAGCTAGTGTTGTTAACACGCAACGTATTGGTCTGCCCGTTCATTTTGTTTTTGCCTCGGCCTTGGCTGATGCTGTACGCCAAGTCAGAGAACTCCATGCCACTAAGGTTGGTGATCTCGTCAATGGTATTGGGCAGATTGTTCATCACGCCAAGCTGGTGCATCTTTGCGTTGAATGTATCCTTGTACATAGAGGTCAACCCCTTGGGTTCACCATACACACTGTTGCACATAAACAACGCTGTCGACTTACCTGAACCAGACTCAGGGTGGATCACGTTAATGATTGCACCTTCGAGACCTGTAAATTTCAACAGTGGTGAGCCAAATGCCGTGAGTGCGGCAAACGCATGGGGTTCAAGCCCCGGCCTAGCGTACATGTTGAACGCTTCTTTCCACTTCTCCATAGAGCCTTTGGTAATTAACTTTCCGGCAATATCTTTCGTAACGCTTGACGGCGGGCTATAAAACACTCCATCTTTTGTAATCTCTCTATCGCCGAGGATGAACTTACTGTTCCCCTCGACCCAACCAAACTGAGTTCTCATGGTTTCTGCCTTTTTAATGTATTGCAAATTTTTAATAAAGAAAACAACATACCTTGCAAGCAATTCGTACTGTGACTTATGGGCTACAACTCCGTTGTGTGCCAACTGTTTGCGCAACTCATCGGGTGACGAGATACCCATCGTAGGGATGCTGAACTCTCGAACACCGTCGTGCGGTAAGTGCAAACGAAACAAAGCTATCTCTCCAAGCTCAGGGTCACGCATACGCTTGACCACGTACAAGTCATGCTCGTACACAAGTTTGGGCTCGGCTTCGTCATCTTCGCTTTCGGGGCGAATGTAAACACCACCCTTTTTGCCACGGAAGAACGGAAATGGGTACTCTGGTATGTGCTGTATCTCAACCTCACCGTCTGAAACTTCGACGGCATATTCGTTATCTTCTGCGTCGGCTTCTTCAATCTCAACACCGAGCATGATGGGCGATTTAATTTTGCCTCTATGGATGCAACCCTCACAACCTTGCGGATTGAGTTTTGCAAATGTCGCACAGTGATGCGGGCCACCCTTACTACGTAAGTTGTTAACTTTGCTGTCAACTTGTACGGGGTCGTAGCCTTCATGCTTGTTCGACAGTTTATGTGCGGCCTTGTCTCCATCTACGCAGAAAGCTGCAATAGAAAGAGCGGAGCGCCACAGTGGTTCTTCGATATCGTTTTGGTTTTCAAAGCAGTGGTTAAGTTGGGCGCACCCACCTTCACCCTTCATCATGATCGTCTTAAACCGCTTAACTTTGTTACCCATGAGTGCTTCCATCATCGGGCTCATTGAGCGCGGAATGAAATCGGGTACATCGTCCTTTGGTTCAGGCGCACCAAGCAAGTCTTTAACTTCTTGGTATGTCATGCGAGGTGTCAGTTCATTTAGTACTGTTACCTCTTTGGGCTCTTTCTGCTTGAAATTGAATGTGCCGGGGACGCGCAGGATACGTGAAGCCTCAAAGACTGAGGAGTCCACAATTAACCCTTGCTCAACGCACAACTCACGAAGCCGATTGGCTAGTGGCTCCCACTCTCGGCGAGACACTGTTTCTTCTAGTAGCCAGTACGCATGTATGCCGTAACCGGAACTTACTAGTATTGGCCTTGGTAAGCCGACCGCAATGCAGAACTTCTTGAACTCATCGAGTCCGATTTGCTGATCGAGATAGCCTTTGATAATGCCTTTTTTGTCAGGTACACCTTTGGTTGGGCCACAGTCAATGTCCATCCACAGAGCACGGAAGTATTTTGCATTTTCATGAGTGCGGTTATCTAACGAACCATACTTGGCGCATCCAAAGAATACGTCAATCTTCCGTGAAACAAACCGCTGCGCTAGCTCTTCAACCTCTTCCTTAGTATCTACAAAATTCTGGTCAGGATACTTACCAATCCCCATCACACAGTAGCGCCCTTCCGGTGGCAGTACCGTATCGAGTAGATCGAAAGATGACATGTTTTACTTTATTTTATTGGTGGCTTGGGTGTGAGTTATGTAGTCGTTGATGGCTTCGTCGTAGCTATGGTAGGGGACAGAATCTCCCTTGAACCAATTGTAAATAGTCATTCGAGATACCCCGAAGGCTTCTGCAACTTCGCTAACGCTAATGTCTGCACGAATACAAACACGACCCAAGGCCACACCCAAAGACTTAATGCTTGCTTTTTTATTTGCGTACACCAAGCTTTGGCTGTAACCGTAGGGCATATTTAATCCTCGTCACTCCAAGCTTTCACCACAGAGTCAAGGTCTTTCTTGACAGTGGGCTTCGGCTCGGCTTTAGCGGGGCGCTTGACTGG